TCTATAACTTTTAACATTTTCAATATATTCTTGAAAAAAAAAGATTATGTACTCATTTTAATTAAGATCATTCTTTATAACTATTTTGCAAATCTTCAAGAATATATTTTGAGTACATAATTATTTATTTCTATAACTTTTAACATTTTCAATATATTCTTGGAAAAAATAAATTATGTACTCATTTTAATTAAGATCATTCTTTATAACTATTTTGCAAATCTTCAAGAATATATTTTGAGTACATAATTATTTAATTCTATAACTTTTAACATTTTCAATATATTCTTGAAAAAAAAAGATTATGTACTCATTTTAATTAAGATCATTCTTTATAACTATTTTGCAAATCTTCAAGAATATATTTTGAGTACATAATTATTTAATTCTATAACTTTTAACATTTTCAATATATTCTTGGAAAAAATAAATTATGTACTCATTTTAATTGATAACATTCATTGGAAATAAAAAATACTTAAAAAATATTTGCAAAATATAATAAGATATGAGTCAAAATTTTCAAGACTGGGAACCTGTTACTATCAAAAATAAAAATGCTGATATTAAAAAAGAAATACAGCATATCCAAGGTTTCAAAGAATATAATAACCTTATAACAGATGATATTCCAAAATTGACAAAAATAAGTTTAAAATATTCGCAGGCTATTATTGATGGGAGAAATGCTAAAAAAATAACGCAGAAACAATTAGCAAATAAAATGTGTATTCAAGATTCAATTATAAAAGATTATGAAAATGGCAAAATTGTAAATTTTAATATTAACCTTTTTAAAAAGATTTTAAGAGCTTTGAATATAGATCCTAAAACAATAATTTGTTAAAATGTTTATTTAGCTCATTCGCGCGATGAAGAACTATCGCTAGAATCATCAGAAACTTCTCCGCTACTATTATAAGGTTCAAAACCTGCCTTCATTGGTTCAGAACTATTCCTTAATAATGAAGGATCTACAATATTACTTTTACTTATATTGTTAATCTTTCCATAATCGTGTCCCGAAAGTCCAATCATTGATAAAATATCATTTTGTTCAGAAAATGCCATATAAATTATTATAAATACTATTAAATATATAATGCAGAATACTATAATATTTTTTGATGTAAATAATTCATTATATATATTATACTCTTGTCCAGTATCTTCTCTATTCTTGTTCTCAAAATAAAACATTATGCTAAAAAGTAATATTGACACTATTAAAGAATATAATATTAATATGTACATATCTATTTAATTTTTTTATAATTCTTACATTAATAATTACGCACTATATATATTCTACTTTAAAAAACATCTATTTATAAAGTCTATAATATTTTTAGGTTCGTTCTTTACTTTATCTAATCTCTTTTTATCACGAACTAATATTTTTAATTCTGTAGCAATTTCTTTTAATTCATTTTTCGTCAATTCATTATCAACATTTAATTGTCTTTCTGTTAAATTATTAATTAACACTATTATATCATTCAATTCTGGATTACTTGAAGAACTTGATTTAATATTTAATATAATATCATTTATTATTGGATAAGCAAATTGACTTCTATCATTGCTTCTATTTACATAACTTATTAAACCTGCAACTTTATTTGTAAAACCTTTGAACATATCATCACCAAAAGCTCCTTTTTTCGTAAATAAACCATTTTCTTCACAATATTCTTTTTTAAACATATCAAAATCTTCTGGAAATAATCCATCAACATCTTTTTCAAGCAATAAATTAATAATTTTAATAGAACTCATGGGGTCTTCTGTTATTGGTGTAGCACTCATTAGAAGTAATTTAAGAGAGTTTTTACCAGATATAGAGTATGACTTTTGTACCATATTTTGTAGTACTTCAGGGTTTGGTCTTTCTAAAGCAGAAAGAGAGTTACTATAAATTTTATGAACTTCGTCAATAATAATTAATGTTTTTTTGAATGGGTCTTCGGCACCATTAATAGCAACCATTTGTTTATAAAACTTATTTTTGCCTTTAATAATATTTGTAAATTGTTTATAAGATACAGGTTGCATCCAATTTTTACCCAACATATCCATTCTTTTAGCCTTTGTTTTGGGGAGTTCTTCTCCATTCTGTAAACGCTCTCTAATGACAATATTACATATCTTTTCAAACATATTTTTCCATATATCTTCTTTTAATGTATGTCTTGTAACCCACAAAATTGTATATCCATTTTTTGAAAAAGAGTTACTTGCTGTCGCAATTGCTGTACAAGTTTTGCCAGAACCAACACTATGATAAAGCAACATACCTTTGTATGGAGATTCCACTGTTAAAAAGTTTTGTACAAATGCTTGAGATTTTGAAAATGTAACAATTTCATATTTTTTTGATGTTTTATTGACATTTGTATCTTGAATACATTTATTAGTAATATCAATATGATCCCATTTATATTCTCTGTAATTTTTTAATACATAATTATATAAATCGTCATAGTTCATTTTTATTGTTGGAGGTGAAGCAATAGGGTTAACGAATTCGTTTATAAATTCTTTAATTTTCAAATAATTAACACTATTAATTTTATTTCTTCTTTTGTAGCTCTCTAAGTTTTCCAACATTTTTGAACCAAGTTTATATTTAATTTCATTTTTCTTCTCAAAAAAACTAAGAGGATTTTCCCATATTAGATTTATAATATCACAAAACTGTTGTCTTTTATTTATGTAAGTACATAATATAGTTTTTGAATCAGTTTCATTTAATGCGCTTAAAAACTTATCGTTGCGAACATTATTATCTACCTTATAATTTTTACCGATATCAAACTTTTTATTAAACTTGTCGTAATCAAAAGTATCAATAATATATAATGCGGATACTAACAATAATGCTTCTGTATTTTTATATGTTTCCAGAATACCAGCACAATTATTATCACAAGATATTTTATTTTTATCATTAGCATATATCTTTTTACCAAAGTTATATATTTTTCTTCTATTATCAATAGTTTTAACAGTTATATATTGAGGGGGTTTGATTTTTTTAATAATACTATTATAAAATCTATTATTATTATCATTTAACATATGTATATTTTCTGTTAAAGGTGTATCAACAGAAGATGCTATCATTATATCTTCAATATCTGCAACAAAATTAATAGCACTTATATTTTGATTACTATGCTTCATATATAAATCATGAACAGTGCTATTTTCGTCATAATTTATATTATACCTATAAATATTTAAACTCCATCCAACATTTGGTACAAATGGTAATCCAGCTTGTCCGCAATATCTCGTTCCACGACCTATTACTTGAGTATTTTCGGCTTTTGTTATTAATGGTTCTATGATATGCATATATTTAACATCAAATACATCAATTCCTTCTTTAAATCCAGAATCTAAAATTATAAAACGCATATTTTTTCCATTAATATTGTCAGGACGATTATTTAATATATTCATCATATTTTTTTTTAATCGCGCAGACAATGGTTTTTTATATACAACCGATGTAGTAAGAAGTCCAAATGTTTTATCAGTTTGTACAATATTTTTATTTATAACTCCATTATTATATATAAGTGTAAAGTCGTTGGCTATAAGAGATGATGCTATCATTTTAGCACCATTGCTACCAATAATATCACAATATATAACATGTTTATAATATGTACCATCGGTTGTCATATCAATATCATCTAACTCTTTAATTTTTTGTATCATAGAATCTATTTTAGGAGACATGAACGGTAAATCTCTTTTAACTAATGTTTTATCAAACTTTATATTGTCAAACTTATATTCTGGTTTTACATTAGCCCATGTACTCGTATTTCTAATACAAGTTGCTTCTTTTGGAATTTTGTTCATATAATATCTATATTATTATAATATTATTAATATGTAGTATTAGAACTTGTTTTTTTAGAACTTGTTTTATTAGAATATTTTTTAAAGTTTTCTTTATAAGGTTGTAGAGGACATGCAGGTTTTTGAATATTATATTCTATATCTGTAGGACAATTTTTAAGAATTGAAACTCTTTCTAATTTATGAAAACTTTCCTTTAAAGGTATTCTATTTTTTTTACAAAAAAGTATAATATTTTTATTATGAGTATTTGGTATTATACCATAAGTATATATTAAAGGAAATGATGAATAATTATCTGCTACTTTATGATCAAAATATATAGGATATTCTCTAATATTTTTTCCGTCATTTGTATAATAAGAAAATAATTCCTCCAATTTCTTTTCATCCATTAATTCATATATCGGTTTCATAATATATTTCGCCTTATTTGGAAAATATAAATTACCATTAATATTATTTTTATTAAATCCTTCTTTTACAACATCAATCGCAGTATTTGAGACAAAAGGTATTAAAATATAAATATCACAAGTCATATTCTTAAAACCCTCTATGAAAGTATTTAATTGTGTACCTGAATATGTAGCATCATCTGCAATTATTATAGGAATACTTTTATCTATTTTACTAATATCATCAACTATTTTAACTTTATATTTAGACTTATCTATATATTTATCTATATGTTTGAATATCCAATACCCTGATTTAAACTTATAATTAACATCGTCACTTGCTATATAAAATTGAAGTGTTTGTGTTTTCAATACAGATAACATTTCTATAAATGTTTTCTTTAACATTTTGCAAAAAAATTATATGATATATAAGTTGTTTTCATAATAAACTCTGTCGCAATACTTCTTATTTTTACATCTGACTTATCTAACCATTCATATAATTTATCATTATCAATTGGATGTCTATTGGGTTCTACTATAGATTGCGATGATAACTTGCTTTTCATAAATACTCTATTATATATTATTATAATATTATATAACAATTATATATTATATATAATATGTATTATAATTAAATGATTAATAGAACAGAACTGGTATTGGAAAGTATAAATGAAATTATAAAAAAATATAAAATACCCGAATTGCAAAGATTAGTTGATAAAAATCATATTTCATTAATGATAAAAGATCAAATAAACGAATATTCAAAATATGGAAAGTTTTCAATTTTGCAAAGTTTTACAATTGCTTATAATTATGTTGATAATATTGGGTATATATTGGACGGACAACATAGGTTATTGGTATTTGCCGAATTGAAATCGCAAGGGTATAATATAGATAATGTATTAGTACCTATTGTAAAATACAATATAGATAAAAATGAAGATATTGAAGAATATTTTTCCAAAATTAATAAACATTCACCTATCAAACCAATTGGCAACTTAATATCTGATGAAAAAAAGCTATGTCAATTATTATTAGATAAATTCAATATATATTTTAAACACAAGGAAAAAGAATGTAGGTGTAATAGTCCATATATTTCATTTAATCAAATGATTGAAAATATTAATGTTCGTAATATTAACAGAAAACTGGTAAATGTTAATAAAAATATAATGGATTTATGGAATAATATTTTAGGCGTTGATAATTTTTTATCTAGTATTTCGGAAAAACAATTAAATATAGAGGTTTCTAAAAAGTTTTTAGATTGTAGAAAAAAAGGTCTTAAAGAAAATAAAGAACCTTGTTATTTAGGTGTTTTTAGAAAGTTTGAATGGATAGATTTGGCATTATACGCACTAATAAATGATAAAAATATAAATGAAATAGGGGTCGCTTTTTATAATGATATTATGAAGTCAAAAAAAAGAGTTGAAATACCTTGGTGTATTAGAGTTAATGTTTGGAAAAAATTTACTGCTAATATGACAGATGATGGGAAATGCTATGTTTGTAACAATAACTTACAATTTAATAATATGGAATGTGGGCATATAATTGCTCATGCTCTTGGGGGAGAAGCTAATTATGATAATTTAATGCCAATTTGTAAAACTTGTAATCGTGATATGGGAACAATGAATATGCATGAATATAAATTAATAATTCCTCAAAATTAATAAAAAATGATACCTTATTTTTATTTTACAATATATAATATGAACAACGTTTCAAATATACTCATTAAATCTCTCATTATTTTAATAATGATTTTAAAGACGAGTTGTTGTTATAAAGCGCATAATATTTATAGAAGTATTAGTATGCCAAATATGAATAATATTTATTATAATATAACACATGTTAATAAAAAGATTGTAATTAATAAATATGTCATTACTTTTATTAATGACAAAACAAGAAGAAATATTTATTTGCGAAAAAGCGAAGATAGAACTTTCTAATTACGCATTCATTTGATAATATATGTTTTTAAGTATTGATTATTTTTTATTTTTTTAAAAATTGATACCTGTTATTTATTATAATAATTTTATATAATGGAGAATGGATATATTTATGTCCGAACACACGAAGCATATGATAAATACGGGTCTTGTAAATTGGGAAAAACTAATAATATACCAGATAGAGATTCTCAATATGCGACAGGAGAAATACAAAGAGGAATATTTGAATGTGTTTATGTTATTCCTTTAAAAAACGTAGGATTAGTTGAAAGATTATTGCAAAAAGAGTTCATAAAACAAAATTATCGTATAAATGGCGGAAAAGAGTTTTATGATAAAGAAATTATTAATATGATAGAACCTTATTTTATATCAGGGAATATAAATTACATAAAACTAACAAATGATGAAATAAAAAAGTTATTGCGAAAAAATAGAGTTAAAGAAAAATATATTTCATTTGTTGATAAAATTATAATATTAGATAAGGATATAATTCCTATACCTTCTCCTGTTCCTATTCCAGCAACTATAACAGATATAATAATACCTATACCTCGCGATTATCAAGAAGTTATTATAAATAAATCTGTAAAATATTTTAATGATAATAACAAAGGACTTCTTGTTTTAACATGTGGGGTTGGTAAAACTCTTATTTCATTATGGGTCGCCAAATCATTGAACGCAAAACGTATTGTTATTGGTGTTCCTAACTTGCTATTATTAGAACATTGGAAAAAAGATATTAAAAAAATATTTCCAGATATTCCATATTTTATTATGCGACAAGGAAAACATAAAAAAGATG